TAGGTGAGAATGACGCTAATTGACCCACTGCTTCGAGTCTAACGGGTGTTAAACCTTGTGTATACCCAATACCCTTGTTGACGATAGTTACACCTAAAACACGTCCTTTGTCTTCTCCAATTGTACCGATAGTTGCTTTAGCAATAGCACCGAAACCATCACCATTAATGATTATATTTGGTGCAGTTGTATAGGAACTACCAGAGTTAATAATAGCGATAGAAACGATTCTACCATTAATAACAATAGGTTGTGCTAGAGCACCTTCACCAGAGTTAACCTTAATAGCAGGAAGTGAAGTATATCCACTACCAAAATTAGTGATACTTACACTAGAAATAGGACCACGGACGTTTGCAGTAGCAGTAGCACCAGTACCCCCACCACCAGTAATAGAAACTAAAGGTTGAGTGACATATCCTGTTCCTGGTTGCTCAACTAGAATTCTTGTTACTCTACCACCAGTAATAACTGCCTGTGCAGTAGCACCACTACCACCACCTCCAACAATAGAAACTAATGGAGAAGATGTATATCCACTACCCTCAGTATCCATATCAAAGGAAGTTAGACTACCATTAACTACAACTTCAGCAGTAGCACCTGTTCCACCTCCCCCAGTGATCTCTACGTTAGGTTTAGCACCAGCATCGTATGATTCACCAACATTGGTAACTGCGATGCTAGTAAGAGGACCATACTGGATAAATTCTCTAGATTTGTAAGACCAGATAGAAACACCGTTTACCCAAGCACCAATTGGTGTTCCTGGGTCAATTGTCTTTCTTTCGGAAATAGTTTGGACTAATCTTGGAAATCTAAGTAATTTTCTTTGGTTTCCTGGAATTAGAGCAGATCCTGTAAATGGACCTATTTTATAGTTTGGTAGACCAGATGCAGCAACATAGACATATTGGTCATTAAAGAATGAGTTTTGAATGTTTGTAGTGAATTCACTAACAACATTATTGATAGAAGTCGTATCAGACTTACCTCTGTTAAGGTCAACCGATAATAGGATGTTTCCTTCAGGTATTAGCTCGGTAGGAGTATTAATCTGATATGAGAAAGTAAATTGGTCAATTCTTGATGTTACAGTGAATGTACCGTTGTAAACAACTGGGTTTGCACCATATATCGTAACTTGGTCAGAAACCAATAATCCGTGAGGGTTACTACAGGTTACAGTTGCAGTTTGGTTGTTAACACCACCAGGATTGATAGTATCAACCTGAATCAGTTTCTTGACGTTATATAACCAAGATTGCAGTCTTAACTCTTCAGCAGTTGATCCAAGGTTAGCAACCTTCAGTTTATCACCAGTAAGATAGTAACTACCAGTATCGTTTAGTACTGTGGTACCTGCTTCAGCAATACCAAGAATCCTTAACTTACATTCCCCTGTAGTGCCTCTGTTGACATAAACGAAAATATCGGACTGAATTATGGTACCAGGATCCCAATCTTCGACGATTCCATTCTTAGACCTAGTACACTCGATGAACTGGTTAAGGGACTTCTCTTTATACTGGACTTGCTCTACATCATTGATTCTAATAGTACCATTACGCTCGGGCCATCCAATTGTGCTGTCAACCGTGATTATCTGCCCAGTAGTGGTTAAAGGCTCAACTAGACGAGTCTTATAAGGAATAATGAAGTTACCTTCTAAAGTTTCTTCAGATATTGCTAATTCATAGATTGTGTCAGTACCTTCAATGATAGTAATGACATTTTCAATCAATGCTGATGCAGCAGTAACACTACCATCAACTTCATCGGCATATTGGTTAACTTCAGAGTCTATTAGGTTTGCAGCGTCACCTTCTAGTAATTCTGCTCTAAGAATAGTGTCTACAACCCAAGTTGCATGAGATGGACTTATAATCTCATCTTTAGGATAGTAAAGATCAACATCTTCTCCAAATAGGATTTTAAAGAGATATTGAGTTGCTAACTTCGTACCTTTTGAGATATAGAAGTCAGTAATGTTTTTGATAACCTGAACTGGGTTAACTTTACCAAAATCAATGTCTAAGGTTGGAAGATACTGTCTTCTAAACTTATCAAAGACTTCTTTAATGAATAAAGAGTCAAGGTTAGTAACAGCAGCACCAGCAGCATGATTTGACTGTCTTAAAGCTGCTTCTCCAGCATATATCTCATTATGGAGGTTATCATACCCTACAGGTCCAGAAACGCCTCTGGAGCACCCTAGGAAGGCACTAGAAGCATATCCCGATCCATCTTCCAGTATATCAAATCCTGTAACCTGATCAAATCCAACATCTACAGATGACCTTGCTGCTTTTGGTTCAGCAATGTAAATCTTGGGTGGAAACTCTGTAGAGTAACCAGATCCAAAATTAGTAATATTAATGTCTGTAATTTCACCGTTAAAGATGGTTGCTTCTGCTAAAGCACCAGTACCACCTATTGGTTCTCCATATCCGTCTTTTCTGTCATCTACAATATAAACTGAAGGTGCATCGGTATAACCCATACCACCAGTCAACATTTCGATATTTGTTACTGATCCAGATGCTACAGTAACGTCTAATACTTGTGCACCGATAGGGTTAACGATTTGGACTCTAGGAGACGCTGTATACCCTCTACCACGGTTGGTAATCTGGATTTCGTATACTTGACCATCCTGGTTGATTTTTGATATAGCAGCAGCATTGATTCCACCTATAGGAGCAGGATCAATGTAAACTACAGGTGCATTACTATAACCACTACCCATTGTATCAACGGTAATGGTTCCTATGTTGATTCTACCCTCACCATCAATAGTAGGAGGTGAAATGGTTGCTCCACCTGGATTCTTGAAGGATATAGCAGGAATGAAGTCATATCCACTACCACTGTTAGTAATAGTTAAAGAATCGACCATTCCAGTCTCATCATTAACTGTTAGACTCAATTGAGCAGGTGTACCGTTAGCATTAGACGGTGCAGCAACTACAGGGATTGGTGGGTTGTATGAAGAGTATCCTTGACCACCATCAATCAAATTAATGTCTTTAATACCACCAATTAGTGATTTGGCAGTTGCATTTGCTCCTGTTGTACTTGTGATAGTAACTCTAGGTGCAAAATCAATTCTATACTTAGATCCACCAGTTTTGGGGATCAAACTCTCTATTGTGCCATTATCAGCAACCTTAGCAATTGCTGAGGCTCCTGAACCGTAAGAAGGAGGAGTATATTCGACAGACCTAATATGAATAGCATCAGCAGCTCCAATTTCATTTTTGAAAACAACTTTATCTTCAAAAACGGTAAAATCGGTGTAAGGTTCTTGTAAACGTCCATTTTTATTAATTACAAGTCCAATTTCGGAAGTTGGAGTGTAAGATTGTTGATTAATCCTTAATGGATAGAATTTTGTGCCCTGCCACTCTGTATAAGGAATAGAATCGCAAGTTTTGATCGGTTGATCCGAATATCCGACCAAATAAGTCAATGAAGTGAATTCTGAGTCATCAGATCCAATCTGATCTCTTGGAGGCTCTTGAAAACGTATATTAAGACCTTCAACGTAGTAATCTACGTTAGGGATCATCATTGTGTTGTAAGCAGTCACAATTAAGTGCTCTGCTGAAGGAGGAGCAACAGGAGTACCTAAAAAACTTAATGGAAAGACATTTTGGACTCCATCAAACAGTGTAAAGGGGTTTTCTAGTTGTTGCTTCTTCTTATTAAACTGTGGATACGAAATACCTGGAGTAATGATAACATCAGGACCACGAGTGACCTTTTCGTAGTAAATTACTTCATTATCAATCATTATGGAGCCATCTTGCTCCTGGAATCCATCTATTCCTTCAATTTCAATCTTTGAATCGTACAGACCAATATCCTTAAGCAAACTAGTTGCAGAATCTAATTGCTCGGAGGTATAGTTATCTAAATCTAGATATCTCAATAAGTTATTGAGGATATCGTAAGGTCTACCTGTTTTCTCCTGAGATTTATAATATTCAAACAGGAAGTTGACTATTTGTCTATCTTCGTGACGAATAAACTCAGGTAACTGATTTTCGACCCTATCAGAGACGTTGATATTCTTTGTAATCGGCATCTATCTTAGAAACAGGATTCGCTGACTGGATACTCGAAAGTATCACTTGGATAATCGATAATATTTATCCCACTTGTGTCACCGTAATTATAACCATTAAAGTTATTCGGATCGAAGGTAGGGATTGACACATCGTTGATTGTGTAGTCAATTGGATTGACTTGTGGGTTAAAGATTGTAGGATCTACGCCAGGTGGTACTGAAATTGATCCACCAGCAGGTAAAACCTGAATAGGCAACCTTGTAGTGCCATCTGGGGTTCCTTGTATCGCTACGGGACCAACACAGACTTGACCAGTGCCATAATTGACACTTCCTACTGAAGGATTAAGAGTTAATTCAGTTTCATCCCTTACAGTAACGAGAATTAGGTTCCCACGACCATCATCTCTTATATTTACAGGCACCAAGACTTGATTGGTAGTACTTGTGCTAATTCCAGGTGTTGAAACCTGTGCAGACGTAGATCCATCACTTAAAGTAAGATTTACAAGATCTTCTGTATATCCAGTGGCATAAAATGTCCCAGATTTGACTACAGAGAAGGATGGTTTACATTTTCCACCAGTTCCGTTGTCATCATCGTCTGGAGTGCCAGAATAACCTGATGGATCATAAAGTGGGTTACCAAAATCTAAACATTGTGTGAAAACTTGCCCAAAAGCAAATTTATCAAGATTTTGACCCAAAGTCATTTGAGTTACGTTACCAGAAATGGCATTATCAGCATTATCAATCATTGCACCGAATTTAGATCCGTCTATACGGTTTCCAAACCTGTTTGTGGCACCATTTTTGTTAAATGCGTCAATTCCTTGTAAAATCTTAGTTCCAAGTTGTGCACCAGTCAAAGCAGTGTCATTTCCATTGTAATAAACGTAAGATTTCGGTAAAACATAGAAAATAGTTGGGTCAATGATGACTGGCTCAATAGAAGCGATGGAATACTTCAGTAAATCCTTCTTAATCTTCTGTTTTGTAGTCGCATTGAGCTTAGTTCCTGTTTTTGGTCTAATTGCAACGTAAACTTTTCCATAAATCGGTGGATTTAACTTCTCACCACCAAATGCAGTGACTGATGCTGCTTGAGGGTAGATTTCAGAGACAATATGCTCAAAATCATTCTCTGTAACTGCCCTATTTTGGGTTGCATACGCTCTAGGTGCTCTAAACTTGACTGAAAGTGATGTTTCACGATCTTCACCGTCTTGAGCAGCGTCTTTAGTGGTCAAACTAATGGCATTTGGACTTACAACACGTAAATCACTGTCAACTACGTTACCAATGAAGTTAAAACCCCTCGCACCGTTAGCTTCAACCCCATCTGTAGAGACATATGAGATAGTAATGTATTCTCCATCGATTAATTTACGTCCAATTGACCCATCTCCGAAAACAAGACGGTATCTCATGTCATCAGTCTCTTCCAAATAGTAAATTCTGGAAGTTCCATCAGCATTTGTGACATTTGTAGCAGGACTATAGGTATCTGTCTCTGAAGATTGCTCAGTTGGAGAAATATCCACTGTCAAAAGACCTGTATCAACCTTTTCATCAGGAATAATGAAGTCCTGACGCTTTGTATAGTCAACTGTGTAGTTATAAGTGAGTAAATTACCTTGATATACTAGTACATTATCAAAAGTTGCTAATCCTGTGCCACTATCTACAGGCACTTGGATGTCTTGAGTCAATGCAAAGGTATAAGAATCGAAATCATTGTCTGCAACAAAGACATCACCCTTCCTTAGAGTGGCAAATTCGGGATAACTAGTCCCACTTAGTCCAACACTAGTCTGTGCAAGGAGTTTCACGCATGCCCTAGGTGCTTTAATTGACCTTGGAGTATAATTTAACTGCTTTGCGAGCCTTACAATGTTATCTCTAACCGTTGCAGTCTCTAAAAATGCTTCGTTTAACGCCATGTTAGCGTTAAATGCTGTGTAATACGTGTTATAAGCAAGTATGTCGATCAAATAAGATGCAGAACTACCCTCAAAATCGTAATCAGTAAACTCTTTTCTAGTTCTGAGGTACGATCTGATGGATTCTTTGATCTCAAAGAAGTCTAGCGACGTTAATTGCGATGGAATGGCTGCCATTTTATGCCTTTTCTAGTAGAAAATCGATATTTTGTACTTCTTGTTGACCAACAATAGTGTAATCTATCGAAATATGGACTGAATTTATATCAGATTCATCACGAAGTCCGACTCCAGTGCATCTAACACGTGGTTCTAGTCGTTTAATGACGTTGAATATCTCACTTTTTATGGTATCAACTGCGAATGGATCCCATGGTTCAAACAAAAGCATCTTAACTCTTGACCCAATCGAAGGTTGAAAGGGTCTTTCACCGAACATAGTTAAAATGAGGTTACGAACAGATTGCTTTATAGCATTCTCATTCTTAACCACACCAAAATCTCCAGTAGAAGGGTTAGCATTAAACGAAATTGCTAAGTCTTTAAACCCTCTACTGACATATTTCTCAGATCTGAACCTATAAGCAGGCATTCTTGTCTACCTTTTCAAGATATTTAGCGTTATATCTTTTATTTATAGGGTTTCCCGACTATTTTCCTTGACCCCTATACTTCTTCCTTGCTCCGTTACGTGAAGTAGCACTCAATTTAGTGTTTTTTGAGTTTCCTTGCCTTGATTTCTTTGCTGGAGGAGACTGATAACCACCGTCTGAGGTATATAATGCCATTTTTATTAGCTAAACTACTATGATGATAGCACAGTTGCATGCCCCCAGGCAACCACAGATGAACAAGGGTAACTAAATCCTGAAAAACCAACACCTAAAGGATCTAGGATACGAGCAATTGGTAATTTCAGAGCAAATACTGTTAAAGTTGTTGCCATAAGAATTCTAGTATGTCCTACACCACCTCCATCTTCGATTGTAAGGGTGCTACAAGGGATAGGAGTGGGGGTTGGACACATCGCTTTACCACAAGGACACATATAAACAACAATATTAGTACATACCGCTATATGTGGAGTGAAGGTATCCCCATGTAACATGATAGGAATACGATTTACTAGCACAGTTGCCCTATAGGGAGTAACAGGGAATATAGGAATTAGGGGTTGAGGGGGCCACCAACACGTATATTCCTTAATGGTTATGCTGTAGGGGATTGGAGGGGTGCCACACGCTTGTACAGAGTGGATAGTGGATGGTATGCACAATCCATGACCACTACAAGGTAGTCCGTTTAGAGATGATACTGGTAATAGTGCTCCAAATGCCATTATAACCTCTTAGGGAAAATTATATCATTAAGTGTTTCACCGTCAGTCCATGCATTATCTTCACTACATTCATCAAAGTATGGGTTACCATAATTCCTCAATGCTCTTCCTAGTGCTATCACACCACCAGACAGATAATTCCTAACTGCCATAATACCATTATAAGATCCCATATTCATTCTGGCATTTGCACCAGAACCAGTTATTCTCTGTGGGTTAATAGCAATAGAAGCATCCATACATTTATCTAATGCAGCACAGGAATCATACAATTCACTAGTACCACAGAATGTTGATCCTGATTGTCCATTACCATTAGCATCATAACCACTATACACAGTGAGAGGTCCATCTGATGCATTAACATTCCGCACGTATGTATCCCAACACTCATTGGGTGGTACACCATTGGTACAACTTGCCACGGTTATAGCAGTATAATCTACAGAGTGCGGTGTACCTGCTGGGTCACCAGCAGTAGGATGACCTAACCATGTCTGCACTGCTGCATTACTACTGATATTACTACCTGCCCACATCTGCAATTGTTCCAGCTCTGTATAGTTAGATCTATTGTAGTCGTAAGTGTTTTCATCTAACCCCACAGGAACAAAGACCATGTTACCAGGATCTTGAGGATCTCTGTAACATCTACCATCTATACTACTTCTCTTACACTTCCATGTTTTCTCTCCAGCATTAGTAGTTATGGGTCTCTTCGCTTGTAAGAAAGGCACTGGCATATTCTTAAGGAAGTCCATAAATGCTGGTCCCTGACTACCACCAACATATCCCTCTATCTCCATAGACACACGGAATGTTGCTTCCTTTTCCTTAGAAGCACAATACTTATAGGGTAACCATCCGAATGCTTTACGCTCCCCATCCTCATTAGTATCCAAGTATGCACAAGGCATATCAAACCATCTAGTAATATTATACAGTTTTGGTTGTGCAACCTCTATACACTGCTTCTGTCCAAAAGGACCATATAAGTGAGACATGTTAGCACCAAAGGTATCTGCCTGATCCACACCCTGTAATGCGTAACCTAGTGCACCATCTTGGAATTCAGTCACACCAGAGTCATTAGCAGTAACGTATTCTAAATTCTTTGCATCTGGCATACCTGCCTTCATATTGGCAGTACCATTAACCTCAACACACTCTGCTGGTAGATTGAAGCAAAGTTTAGTTATGTCATCATCTATACCATCACCCGCTGCTCTGATGTAACTATCTGGGACTGTTACAGAAACCTGAGTAGCATTGTTACTTGGCATATCAGATGAGTGACTCATAGACTCCTTAACTATATCCCTAGTCATAGGATCCATATTGGAGGATAGAGGTTGCATGGAGTAATCATCCATAGTTGCCTCATCCCTCACACCATACACTACATCCCTCTTCTCAAAGGTATGATCCCATGCCTTATCCATATTCTCTGCGGCTTCCTCCATCTCCTTACCACCAGCTTGGAAGTTACCATCCTTATCACGCACACCCTCATACTCTATTATCTCAGGATCTACTACATGCACTAATACAGTATTTGCCTGACTGTAACCCGCACCAGGATCTACGACACGCACTGCTCTGATAATACCCTCATCATCTAACTGTGATATCTCCACCTCTGCTCTCTTCAGTCTGTATACATCCTTATTCTTATCCTCTGCATCTACTGCCTCTGTAGAGGACTGCCACACCCTTGTATGTGACTTCATGTCCTGTGTAGACATAGACTGGTCTTCCTTATCAGGGTCTGCTATTGCTTTCTCCGCATCAGGATCCATTCCTAACTTATCTGCCATGAAGTCTGCACTATCATTAGGGGAGAAGTCATCCAGTCCTTGCGGATCCATCACCTGTATAGTCGGATTTACGTACCCTCTACCACCATTGATAATAACAACTGCCTTAATTTCTCCGTCATCACCCACTACTGCCTCTAGTTTTGCCTCATCCATAGTGCGTCGTGGTATAAGTGCTTTAGGATCTATCTCTACTTTCCAGTAAGATATCTTCTTAGGGAATTCATAAGTCCCGCAGAATGCGGATTTATTAGGTATTCCGTAACCAGCAAGCACTTCTACCTGACCACCGTCGGAAGAAGTGAAGTTTTGTTGATAAGAAAACGTATTTGCAGTGCTATTTGCAGGACTATCCCACGTTAATTCCATTATTCCGCACTTAAGCTCATCACCAAAGTAATAGACAGACACTATATCCCAACCATTAATCTTCTCACCTGGACCATAGTCACCAGTTCGTGTTAAGTAACGGAAGAATATAATAGGAGTATCCGTATCTACAGTCCAGAATGATTCGTTTACACCAGCACTACTAGCATCATGGATGGATAGTTTAGTCTTAGTAGTATTCCACACATCTGAATTAATCTCATAGAAGTGAGAATGGTACGTCCATACTGGTTGACACTGTGGACAACCCTCTGGGTCAGTAGTATTAGGACAACACTTCGCATTACTAATGATATACTGTGAGGAGAATATAGGACCATTCCAAGGATAAGTCGTATCATACAGATAGAATACAAACTGAGAGTCATACATGTCCTCGAATCCAAGGAAGCGAGGTACAGCACCCTTTACAGCACCACTCAGACCATATGACCACTCGAATAGTGCTTCGTTATCTAATATGTCTACGTTATCGGGCCATCCCCAACCATTAACATTAGGCGGACCTTCTACACTATTACCAGCAGAGTCACGCATCTGCCTATACATGAATTCAGACCATCCACCTGACCCAAATCCAGCTTCACCATAGGAGAATTGATCATCATCAGTGTAGTCATACCAACCACTCTTGTTAATAGACTGTCCAGTAGGTCCAATCTTACCAATATCAAGGATGGTATCAGTTGGACTATCTAATGCACGTGTCTTAAATGCCCACCCTATAATACCCAAGTAAGAGTATTGCTTTCCTAATGCCTCTGCTGGTGGAATAGGACTATTGTCTGCTAAGTTTACTTCTCTAGCAGGGTCTATAGTATAGAAATGATCAGGGTCTGGATGCAAATACTCATAGATGGGTGCTGGAACCTCACCAGCAGAGCAGTATGCAGCTGCTTCTGCCTCTGTAGCAAAGACATACCCTAGAGTGTCTACTTCCTTATATAAGTTTCTACCACAACCTACCCCATTTAATCCAGTAGGGACGTTTGTACCAGCACACAACTGTGTATCATCGGGCCAATGAGAATAATATGCTTTAAGGGGTATACTATTAGTTACCTGTGCAATCATAATATAGAAGACAGGTTTACCACTCCTAGGTTCAGGGTTATACCCAGAAGCAGCACGTTTCCAACTCTCGTTTTCGCAACCGAAGTCTCTCTTCATTAACTGAGGATCACGACTATACTTGTGATCATCCTTTGCTGCCCTATAAAACCTGTATATACCTACTCTTTCGTTTCCACTAGCATTTACATTAGTTGGCTCTTCATCACCAATGTAATGCACTACGTCCTTTCCCATAGGGAGACTACCAGGACCACCATCCTCAAAGGTAATAGCGTACGCCATACTAGTACCTACACCTGGATAGTCAGATGAAGTCCTGTAATTACCACTACTAGGTCTTTTAAAATTCTGATTGAAACCGCCACCCTTAATAGGATTGGGGTAGCTCCTACCAGTTTCCTGAATATAGGCTGGCATTAGTCACTTAATTTTTCCTCTATCTTATTTAGTCTGTTCTCTAGATGATTTAGCGTAGCAAACATAGTATCCAACAACTCCTTCATATTCAAGTAGGTTGGACTACCAGGAGGTTTATACTTTATCATATCAGCACCAGGAGGAGGTATTTTCATTAGTCCCCCTTCTACTTGCTCTAATCTTTTGGTAAGGTTTGTGATTGCCTCGCTAATTTTTTCAAATGTCCAAGCAAAGAATTCCTCATCACTATTAAACTTTGGAGTTTCCACGACGATTTTTTCGATTTTTTTCAGACGCTAATTTTTTATCAAATTGATTAAGTTAATAATAACAAGTAGCGTTAAACATATTTGATTATACCTCATTCTTCCACCTTATGCAATATGACTGATCCGTCAGTCTCTTCCTCATATTCTAGCATAGTACCTATATCCCAACCACACTCTCTCATAACATCATCAGGTATGTGTATATAATTTTCACCATAATCATCTTCTTCTATTCTTAGTGTGAAACGTTTCATTTCATATTTTACTTGTATATCTGCTTTATGTAGCATTTTCCCTCACTATACCTACACAACATTTGCGATAATGTACATCAAGCCTCACAATACATGAGTCTTCTTGCCATAACTGATGGAGCATGAATCCATCACCTAGGTAAACTGCTCCATGATTGGGTGCTCTCTTGTTAAATTTCTCTACGTCTCCCATCTCTGTGTCATATACCTTAAACAGTAGAAGGTCTGACTTCTGTAAGATAGACATATCCCAGTCTACTCCCCATGTAGGTCTGTCTATCCAAACCCCATCCTCTTCACTCACAGCATCATCCATGAAGGATGTATATAATCCTGAGAAGTCCTTCAGTGACCTTCCTAGACGTGTCTGGGCATATTTCTGGACTATCTTATAGCAACCTGGATATCTCCTACCAGACCAAGGGATCCCTATGAGGTCTGCGAATTCCTCCTCTAATTTCTCTAGGGCGATCTCTACTGGATTTTGATTAAACTCTGACACTGAAAAAACCTATGGGGGAATTTTTTATATGGGAAAATTTTTATATATTGCTCTCGATCCTATACTTTTGTAGGTTACACAAACTCGAAAACTTATTTACTGCTTATATAACATTTAGTGAATATACAGTTCTTGTTAATTAGTGCATGTACATATACACACTAAATGTTAATTAGTGAGGTGATTATCCCCACTAATTGTTAATAACTGTGTGTCCCCTATGTGTTAAGAATCGCTGCTAAATTGCGTTGCATCAAGTAATGCTAACTTCTCAGATTTGAATGGTCCGTTCTTACTATTACCAGGATAATCATATGCCCAATAGTACTTTTTGCGTGTTTCCCATGTTTTAACATTAACAGGGGGATTAGTGCTAATTGTTGTTACTTTAGTAGACATGATTAGGGGGTTAATTGTTGTTAGCGGGGGGATGGTAATCAGTGCGGGATTGTTTATACTTTTCCACATAATCTGTAGAATTGTTTACATTTTCCCTCCTATACTTAGTCTTTGATTGTTTTCTCTTTTCATGCAAACTTTTTGCTCTATTTGTGTTATAAAGGTCATTTTGTTTGTATGTCCTACCCATTGGTAATTGTGCTTACATTGTTATTATATAGCAAGACGATTGTCATGTCAAGGGTTATAAGCAAATTGTGGCAATTCTTAGCAGTTGTTGACAAAAAAACCTCGCTATGTTACGCTCTTAGATAACACTTTGTGGTGCTATTTATGGGGGTATTAATAACACTAACCTATATTTAATTAACCATTTAAAATATACACTACTTATCCACAATCCTTCCGCTAATTGTGGAAAACTCTTCGTTAATCGTTGTTTAGTTGTTATCATCTAATATACAAATAACTCCCATGACAATCACATTTATTGAAGCAATCTTGGGCATTAATTAACAAATTAAACCTAGGAATAGGGGCAGGTTTAGACCAACTAGCAGGTTTAAATACGTCTCCTGTTATTCTATCAACAAAGCAATGTACACTGTTATCAGTAATAACTTTCCAATACTTATTACCCTTCTTATATGATACATTGTAATCACGATTATCCCATCGTTTAATATAATCTTCTTCGAGATATTGCGTTAGTTTGTTTACATTTTTCTCTATTACTTTGGCATCATAAGCAAAGTCTTTTCTGACGTGATGCTCTTTAACTGCTGAGATTAAATCCTGTTTGTTTTGTGTCATTTAATTAGGGAAATTAGGGGCATTAAGTGTTAATAACTGTTTAGTCGTTAAGTATAGACAATTTTCGTGATCTTGGGGGATTATATACACTTTGCTCTTGTTTTGAGTTAGTAACACTTACTAGTGTTAATATTTTGGATAGAGTGTTACTATCTAAGTATGATTTGGGGATAGTTGTTAACATTTTAGGGGTTAATTGCGAAGTCATTTAATGATAACGAACCAGCATGATTAACCTTATTAAGTATACACGCATGATGTATATTTAACAATTCAGATAAACTAACTCCTTCCAAGTCTGTCCACTCTGAAACATAATCAGTTTGGTCAAAATCTCCTGTATTATCTACACATAGTGGGCAAGATTTGAATTCATAGTTATCATCTACCCAAAAGATTCGTCCAAAAAAGTTAGATTTAAACATTGTAATTTGTCCTCCTATCTGAAATTTAGTGATTTAATTCCATCGTCAGATGTATCTTTCTCTGTCTTAATATCATATAATGCTGATACATTCACCTTAGTTTGTGTTACTTTAGTGACCTGATTAGGGAAATTAGTGTTTAACATATCCTGATATTCTCTCACCTGAGATGGTGACATATCATTAACAAATCCGTAAACAATCATGTCAAGAATTCCATCATGATGTAATGCAATGTTAAAAAGATCTGTCTGTAGTGTTTGAGAAGCATTTGGCA